ATATTTCAATCCAGGTAGTGGTTTTTATCCAAATGAAACAGGAGAAGAAAGAGGAATTCCTAGTATGAAAGTAAGACCGTGGAATGCATATGTAAAAGCGAATAAAGCAAAATTAGGAACACCCATTTTAATACCATTAAGAAATAATCTTTATGTTTCAAAGGACGGAACTGTTGATAAATTGTTTTTTGACAAAAATAGCAGAATTCCTCGTTATGTCGAAATAGATAACTCACAAGCTTCTGAAGGATCCTCCGAAAAAATATATAAAGGACAAACACAATATGCTCCCGCACCAGAACCGTTTGATAGATATAAACCAGAGCAGCTTCGTGGTTCAACATTAAAAGAAATTGAGTTAGCAGTTGACAGTAAGAATGCGGAAAAAGAATTTAGAAAACGTTGGCCACAAGACCAATATCCGCAGTTATACAAAGGTGGAAACACCCCTGGTCTTATAATAGGAAAAGATCCAACAGAAATTTAAAATTATGAATAACACAGACAGATTAAAATTACAAGATACATATCTAAAGATTCTTTTAAAAGAAGAAGATGATATGAGCAGTTTTGAAAACGAAACAGAAGAAGATCTTTCTTCTGATACAAATTCTTCGGAATCAGAAGAAAACAAAGATGAATCTGACGAATCCGAAGATTCTAGTGAAGAAGGAGAAACTGAAATGTCTGCGGAATCCATGAGAAAAAGCAAAGATATTTTAAATTTAGAAGAAGCATATAATATCATAGAAGAAAACAGATTAAAAGCTATGGCACTTGCTGCTGCTTTGGGAATGGGTGGTTTAGGAGACGCTAACGCAGAACCAAATCAGTCCATTTCTGATTTAGCAAATAAAGCAGTACCAAGTCAATCTATTTCTGATTTAGCAAATAAAGCAGTACCAAAAGAAGAGCCTACATCATATGTAAAAGCAATTAGAGCATATGAACAAGCCATCAAATCTAAAAAACCAGCAAGTGAAGAAATAATTAAAGACATAGCTGGTGATAAAGAATATGCTAAGAGATATGCACACTACCTTGTATTATACGGTCAAAAAATTCCAGACACACTAAAAAACGCTTTAGGAGATTATTATAAAGATCTAAAAGCTGGTTTAGAGGGAATCAAAAACTAAAAATGTCTTTCAAGTCTTTTTTTTCTATATCAGAGTCTTTTGATTATACACCAGAAGATATTAAAAAATCTGAAAAAAATAAAGGACATGAAAAGGACGTCGAATATGAATTTCATATAGATGGATATGAATATTCGGTTTTAATTACTATTGATAATGCTACAAAAATAGCATCTTTTATATTTGCAATAATAGGAGATGAGTTTGAAAATCCTTTGTCTATTGTAGGAGTTGGATCATCTCATAAGGTTTTTGGTGCTGTTGCAAATATATTTAAAAGATTTACTGAAGAATATAGAGGAGAATATAAACATATAAAATTCTCTGCTGCTAAAAAAGACACTAGTAGAGTTAGATTATATGATAGATTCATGAAGAATTCTTTTGTTTCTGATAATTTTGATGTTGACATAGATGACAGGGATATGATAAAGTTTTATTTATTAACACCAAAATCAAATGATGACACTCAAGATATACAAGAACCAAGGACTATGGATGTTCGATGATGCCTCAAAATTTATCGAAAAAGAACCCTTTGTGGGTGGTTTTAGTGAATTGATTGATTTCATTCTAAAAGAAAAGGGTGTTTGGGCAGGAAGTCATAGAGGTATCGACATCGAGTTCTCTTTAGAAAAAGAAGCACAGGATATGGTAGAAATTACCAAAGTTGAAGACATGGATAACGACTGGGCCTTATATGAATATAAAGAAATGCAAGGAACTCTTTGCCCTGTAACCCTTCAGTATCTAGGTAAACATCCGGATTCATTCTTTATTAGACCTATGAAAAAACCTTTTAAGTTTGAATTTGAACTTGTTTCTTAGGATTTCTTTTTCTTAGGAACACAGTTGGGAACCATTTTCTTTCCCTTCTTTTTCATTCCTACTTGTTTGTAATTTTTCCAACAAGCTTCAATAAAAAGAGTTTCTAATTTTTTTATTTTATATGACATATCAATCAATCAAACTATTTGGTTTTTTTATCTTTATAACAATCTCTCCATATGCTTCCAGCACACCCATGTAGTGTTGAAAATCTCTTTGTGACATTTCTTTCCAATTCTTTAACTTATCAAATACTTCATCAGCTTTCTTTGTAATATTTTCAAGACTATCAAAATTATTTGAACAATATTCGTATGGCTTTTCCTTTGCCTTGAAATGTACAGATGTTAATAATGCAGGTCCACCCTTTGCTTCGGCTTGATGCTGAATCTTTTTTGCACCAGCAGAACGCTTATCTATAAATTCGTCAATCGAAAGAGTTTCTTTTTTTTCTAAAAAAACTTCATTATAAATACCTTCCAATAATATTTGGTCTTTGTTTTTCATAAAAAATATTAATAAACAGAAAAATTATCACCGACAAATTTATCAAATAAACCAATCACTGTATATTTATCTATTTTTTTAACATATTTATCAGAAGCTAAATTTTCAAATCCACCATAAAACTTGATTTCATTAGGTGATATACCGCCCTTTATCTCATAAAAATCACCTGCTGGTGTTCTAAAGTGTGTGTACAATGGTTCAGTGCCTTTATATTTTCTCAATCTAGCTTTATATCCCCCACCTACATCTATAAAAGTATTAGAGATTTCAGATAATTTCTTGTCAATTACTTGTTGATTGATAACTTTCATCTCATCATCAACCGAACCATAACGAATGTTTTGCGGCTCTACTCCATATCTAGCAAAAGTATCAGCAATCGACTTGTTCAATTTGCCTTGAAGAATTACTTCTGGGTTGCTACCAAGTGTAGCCACATATTTTATAGCATTTTTTGAATCCATGCCGTTCGGTATACTATCCCATGCATCTGCATGATCGTAATCGTTAAAAATTTGACCATCAGGAAAAATATATCCTTTATAGAGTTTCATGCCTTGTTCATTCTCTTTCAAAAGAATATTCTCATATATACTTTCCAACAGTATTTGGTCTTTGCATCTCATTATACTATTTATCTCATTTGATTTTGTTGATATTCAGACATATCAGCGTATTGTTTAGTAACAGGACTAGGACTAATAGCAAATTGATCAGATACGAACTTTCTGGTTTCTGGTGATCCTTGTGAATCATATATGTTTAAATTTGCCCAATGTTGAAGTATTGTATAAAGAGTTGTTGCCTTTTCTTTTAAAGCAGGATCATCAGAACGTGTAAGATCACCTAAATTTTTATTTGTTTCGTTTATAATACTTTTTATTTGTGTTTTCCAATCAACAGGAGGTACATTTCCTTTATCTTCGCTGTTGTTATATTCATCACGAACAACATCTCCTTTTAGATTAGCCTTTCCCCCTAATGTCATTTTATGCTCTGGTTGTCTTTTAACAACATCTCCGTTTAAGTTCACATAATGATCATTTTCTTTTAATATGTTTTTGCTATATAAACTTTCCAATACTATTTGATCTTTGCTTTTCATACGCATCTTAAATTCTATTTTTGAAACTCCATAACGCCACCCTTATAGGTAACACCCGATATGTTTTCAGGATCAAGTATAAATCTTCTAAATCTAGATAATTTAGTTTTTAATTTATATTGTAATTGTTCGGCACTGCTAAATGATTTTTGTTTGGAAGGTGGTACTACCTCATCAACTTTTCCTGCGGCAGAACGAACAAAATTTCCTTCAAAATCTCTTACGGCTTTTCCTTCATCATCTTTCTCTATATCATTTTGACAATATGCATAGATGTAAAGACGATATACACCAGGTTCTTTAGCAGTGTCTTGAATAGATATACCATGACCTATATTTATTTTTCTATCAACTGGTGCTTTTCTATTAGAAGGAGGAGGATTTAAAATCTTTTCTCCAACTTCAATATCAGGATTTTGTGGATCTGATTCCTTCAACATATCTACATATTTTTTTATAGCATCATGACTTTCACGCTTTGCGGTTCCGTAGTCAACTCCAAGATCAACATAATACTTTCCTTCTCTTCCATTTGTTTTTGATATATAATAAAAACTTGCTTTACGAGCACCTTCTGAAAGGTAATCTAAAAGCTGATTTGCTATGTCTTGTGAATGTTGTGATAGATTGCTAAGTGCTTGTTGTTGGGCAGGATTCAAAGAATTTTCATTATATACTGATATATATAAACTCTCTAGTAGTATCTGATCGTTGTCTCTCATATAAAAATATTTACTTTTTTTATTGACATTTCAATAAAAATTCAATAAAACATAACAAATGAATATCTTTATTCTATCTACAGATCCAATCGAAGCGGCACAACAATATTGTGATAAACATATAGTGAAAATGGTTGTTGAATTATATCAACAAATGGGAAGTGCTGTTTTAAGGCATGGTGCAACACCAGAAGACATGCCTTTAACTGCAAAAGGAACTCCATTAAAAGGTGGTCATAAAAATCATCCTTGTACAAGATGGGTAGGGGACACCAAGAAAAATTATGAATGGGCGTCTATTCATGCTCTTGAGCTTTGTAATGAATATACAAGAAGGTATTGTAAAATTCATTCATGTCAGAAGGGAATTGAAAAATTATGTAATATGGATTATCTTATTCCAGATGGGAAGTTTACAGATCAACCTTGTGCTATGCCTGATCAATATAAATCAAAAAATGTAGTAGAGTCATATAGAACTTATTATATTAAAGAAAAATCAAATTTTGCAAAATGGGAAAAAGGACGACCCACACCATCTTGGTTTATTGAGGGTATTTCCCGTTTTTCTTCAAATTATCAACAGCCCACAATGGTTGAAGATTAGAATAATGAAAACACTCTCTTTGTTGTTCTGGATCAGTAAGATCAAAAGCACAACAGGGTTTGATATGGTCTATATGCCATTCTCCATGGTTTTCCCATGACATTCCATTTGAAAATTTTGATTCTATGTATAAACATAACTCTTCAATAGAGCATCCAAACTCCATAGAAGATTGGTATTTTTTAATAATAACGCCATAAAATCTACCTCTCAATATTTGTTTAATTTTATATTTTGGATCATTATGGTATCTCTTTTTTCTTTTTTCGTTTAATCTTTTTTTATTTTTTTGAGCGTAATCTTTTATATAAGATAATCTTTTGTCTTTATATTTTTCTCTAAAAAATTTGTCTTTTAATAATGCTTTTTCTGGATTTTTCTTTCTTCTTTCCGTTTCTAATAATTGCTTACATGATTTACATCTACTATGAAGTCCGCATTTGGAGGTATTAGATTTATGAAAATATTCAGTAGTTGCTGGAAATATATTTTGACATATAGTACATTGTCTTTTATTATTCATAATAGTATTTACCTCACAGGCAATGCCAGAAGAATATAAAAACATCGATCCAGTAAAGGCATATAGAACATATTACCTCAAAGATAAAAAAGAATTTGCAAAGTGGGAAAAGAATGGTAATGTCCCAAATTGGTGGAAGATATAAAATATGAAAACACTACGAGTAGGAACAACATTTAGCGGAATTGGTTCTCCAGAGCAAGCACTCAAAAATATTAATATACCACATGTTGTAAAATGGGCATGTGATATTGATAAGTTTGCAAAGGAAACTTATATGAAAAATCATACCTGCGAAGTATGGTATGATGATATTACTAAAATAGATATAAATAAACTAGAATCTGTTGATTTATATGTATTTGGATTTCCTTGCCAAGATGTCAGTTCTATTGGAAATCAAGATCTTTCCAAGGGTAGAAGTCTATTAGTAAACTATTCTCTAGATATTATCGATAAACTTCTACCCGATTATATCATGTTTGAAAATGTTAAAGGATTACTACATAACAAGTTTAGTGCTTTTTATTCTCAAATAAAAGAAAGAATAGAAAAAAATTATAATTTTCATTCCTATATACTAAACTCAAAAAACTTCGGAGTTGCACATAATAGGGAACGTGTTTTTGGAATTGGAATTAGAAAAGACCTTAATAAGAATCCAAATAACTTTTGTTTTATAGAAAAACAATCACACTTCATAGACATTTTAGAACAATCTCCAGATAGCAAATACTTTGTATCAGAACAAATTGCAGAAGAGATGATAAATGTTTGTCATAGAGAACAAGAAAATTTTAAAATAGAAAAGTTATTTGGAGAAGTTAAACAAGCAAACAAAAAGACAAAATTCGGTAGAAAGAAAATTAGATATGAAGGAACTATATTTTGTCAAAATCTAATTGATATTCATGGATTTATATATCCAGATGGTAAGACTATAAGAAAGTTTACACCAAGAGAATGTGCTCGACTTCAAGGATTTCCAGATACATTTGTTATTCATTCCAAAGACAGACATACTTATAGACAGATGGGTAATACTATAACAGTAAATGTATTAGAACAAATATTTAAAAATCTACTATGATTCAAAAATCTAACACAAGACAAATTGCCGAGGAAAGACAAGACCTCCATAGAAAAGATAAACCCAATTCCGAAAATTCTCTAAAGGGAAAAAGATATTATAAAGATGACAAATACAGAGAACAGACAATAGGACTCTCTGGTGAAATCGCCCTTGGAAAAAGATATAATTTAAAACCCGATCTCAAATTCCGTCCCAAAGGAGACAATCATATAGATTTCAAAATCAAAATAGACGATAAGAAGATTGTTACCCTTGATGTTAAAACATATCAAAAAGCATTTAATCTCCTAGTAAAAGAATGGGAAATCAATAAATGTTCGGATATTCTCATTCTAGCAGAATTTCTCTCAGAGGATAATATAAACTTCCTTGGCTGGACAACAAAAAAGATAATGAAAGAACAACCCAAAAAAGTTTTTTCCTCTCTTAATATTAATAACTATTACCTACCAAAAGACAAACTATATCCAATGGAAAGACTAGATGAGGTTTTTACTAATTGTAAAATAGAACAAATCATTGAAGATTGATATCACTTCTTAAATTTCAATATCTTATCCAAATCAATATTCATCTTAATTGCATTTGCAATACTCAAATATATTATAAGTCCCCCAAATATAAACTTAATAACAGTATCTTCCAACACTTCCCCACTCTCATCCAATACCTC